TACATACAGCTAATCAAAGTGGAATAAGTGAAATAGGTATAGAGGTAAGTAATTCTTTAGGATCTACATTTACGGATGATGGAATTAGAATATTTGATTTTAGTGGTAGTACTATAAACAATCCGTCTTTTGTTAACAACATAAATTACTACACAAATAATACATATAGTGAAAATTTAGATCCAGGTGTGCAAGGAACAAAAGAAGCAACTGTAAGATTGGGTGTATTAGAACACAATGTAACAGATTATAGTGTTAATTATTTACCTGTAGGTCCCAACAGATCAGGAGATACTGGTACCCAATATTTTACTTTTGCATTTCGAAGAACAGTTGTTGCAAATTTTGATATTAATATTGTAAGCAATACTGGAGTAGCTGGGCTTTGGATAGCAGCACCTAATACAGCCATAGATAATACTAGCACTATAAATGGATGGTTAGATTGTGGTATACAGTATAATGGAGCAGGCGTGCCAGGTGCAGATGTAGGAGCAGGAGGTAACGGTAGTAATGGATGTGCTGTCACAGGTGCAGATATTATTCAACCTAATACTAATTTGAATTCTTCTTATAGAATGACACTGGGCACAGAAAATTTAACAAATGCTTTTGGTAATGTTGCATTAGTAAGGATAGCTTTAACAGCAGGACAACGGATAACATCGTTGAGTATTTCATAAGGGTTTGTAATGGCAATTAACGATACACAGAAGGTTGACTTTTTATGGAAAAAGTTAGGCTACGGTGCGGCTAAGACTGATATTAATAGTATCAAGAATGCGACTAACGAAAGTATAGCTAGTCCTTTACTTATTAGAGGAGATACTGTATGGACAGATGCATCACAAATTCCCACAGTCAAACCTACTACTAGCTCTGCGATTGTAGAAATTTATGATGACAATTTAGGTAATACAATAGAATGTGAGGAAGATACCACTGCTAGCCCTAGTAGAACATGGAAAACAAACCTAATAGATTGGATTCCATCGGAGTTTGGATCTACTTACCAAATCAAAGTTTACATTGATAATGCAGGTGCAGCTAATCCTCAAACTACAGGAACGCAGGTTTTTGCTGCAGGTAGTGGAAACAACGATGAATGGTTTTTTGATTATAAAGCAGGTGTATTAAATTTTATTGGAAATAATTTACCTGCCAATATTTCAGGTAAAAAAATATATATCGTTGGTGCAAGATATATAGGTAATTTAGGTAGTAATTATAGCTCTTTAAATTTAGGTAACTTTCACATTTATGATAACACTATAGAAGTTATCAACACAAATGGAGATATAAACTTAGTTCCTGATGGTACTGGTAGGTTAATAGTTGCAGGTGACACAAAAATTGACAGTACTGGTGCATTAACTATACCTGTAGGAAGCACCTTAGATCGTCCAACACCTTTAGAACAGGGAATGATTAGATATAATACGGACGACAGTACTTTTGAAGGATATGATGGTACAAATTGGGGATCGCTAGGAGGTGTAAAAGATGTAGATCAAGATACATATATAATTGCAGAGACTAGTGCAGGTGCTGATAATGACCAATTAGATTTTTACACAGGTGGCACCCAATCCTTACAATTAAACAGTAATGGTGATTTACTGTTTGGTGATTCTCTTAATAAAGTTACAATTGAATGGGCAACAGGTAATTTCTATACTGCAGGAGCAGTAGAAATTACTGGAGATCTTACAGTTCATGGCACTACAACATCTATTAATAGTAATGTTGTTACTATTGATGATAAAAATATAGAGTTAGCTAATGGTTCTGCTACGTGTTTAACAAGTGATGGTGCAGGTTTAAGCGTAGATTTAGGTGCAGATGGTTATGCTACGTTTACTTATGATGGTCCAAATGACCGCTGGACAATGAATAAAAACCTTGCTACTAATTTAATAGGGCAAGCAAGTGACATAAGCAACCATAATCAATACATTAGAGATTTATTTTGTGTAACAGGTGCAGGTACTTATAATTGTATTACAGGAGAAATTTTTGTTGAGGGCGGAGTTACTTCTGTAAATGGTTTTATAGGAGATGTATTTTTAGAGACAGATGATATCGACGAAGGGGTATGTAATCTATATTACACAGACGGAAGAGTATGTAGTTTATTAAATGGTATAATTGATATTGCTAATTGCCAAGTTTTAGCAGCAGGAAATGAAAATGAAGTACAATTAAACTGTGGCGGTTGGTTAGGAACTAATACAGATTTTTATTATGACGATGACACTATTTATGGAACAAATTTAGGGTTACATCAAGACGAAGATGTTTATATAAGCACTTTAAGTGGTAATTTATATATAGATACTATGTGTGATACAGTAGTTTGCAGAACTCTTACTGTAGAGGGAGTTACTACTTTAAAGTGTGTTTATGGGCAACCAATTCCTGCTCTAAGCAATAAATACTTGATAAGTTATAATAATACTTCTTGTGTTTGGGAAGCAGTTGAAAATAATTATGTTACCCAAGAAGAAGCAATAGCATTTGCTATAGCATTTGCTGGATAAAAGGATAAAAATGGCTAGTTTTAAAAATTCATCTTTAACAATAACAAGCCCTAATACAGAGCAGTTATTATACCAATGCGGAAGTAGTTTAAAGAGTGCTGTTATACATGCGGTTTACATTGCAAATAAAGGAAATGAAGGTTTTAATGTTAGTGTTATATTAAATGATTCTAGTCAAAATGTAGATAAATTTGTTGCAAAAAATGTTATTGTTTTTAGAAATACTACTTTGGTGTTAGATAAAGTAATAAATTTAGAACCTAATGATAGTTTAAAAATTTCATGTAGTGATGTAAACTGTGATGTAGTAGCTAGTGTTTTAGAAATGGAATAAATAAGTTAAAAGGATAGGAAGACATGCCGTACATAGGTAATCCTCAAATTAATGTTGATACAAAATCTTGGTTGTTTACGGGTAATGGTTTAGACACAGAATATATTTTATCTGGTTTTCCTACTCTTAATAACACTAGTACAGGACGAGATTTATTTGTTCAAGTAAATGGAATTTTACTAGTTAGCCCTACTCATTATGATTTTTCTTTCCCAGACAAAAAAGTAACATTTGTTACTCCTCCTGTTTTGAATTCCACTGTTTTAATAAGGTTCATGTATATAAATTAAATTTTACTCGTAGCCATTACAACAGCTAACTGATAAATACTATAAGAATATTTGCCTATGTACATTAGGAGAATTGTTAATGGCTATTCAATTTAAACGTGGCTATGAAAGCAATAGAACACAATATACACCTCTAGAAGGTGAAATTTTATTAATAGACTTCGATTTAGACAAACCTAAAGTTTATATTGGTGATGGAGTAACACCAGGAGGACGATTAGCAAGTACTAGGTTAACTCAATTAGAAGAGTCTAATATATCATCTATTACTGCAACCGATGCAGGAAAAGTTGTTAGTGTTAATAATTCAGGTGAAATAGTTTTAGCTGATTTAAATACATTGACTACTGTTAATGTACCTACTTTAGATGAAGTTTTAGCTAGTGGAAATACTACAAATTTAAGCATGGAAGTTGGTAGTATAACCACAACTGGATTTGTATTAGGATACAATGAAAGTAATTTAAATGGGAGTTTGCGATTTAATTCTCCTAATGTAGAAGTTAATACCAATGGTAATTGGGTTCCCCTAAATTTAGTTACATTTTTAGAATTAACAGATTCTCCATCTAGTTATACAAATAATGCTAATAAAATTGTTAAAGTTAATGCTACAGAAACAGGATTAGAATTTATATCTATATCTACTGTGGCAACTACAGGCAATTATAATGATTTAACTAATACTCCAAATTTATCAACAGTAGCTACATCAGGCAGCTATAATGACCTTACAAACTCTCCTGTTATACCTGCTGATATATCTGATTTAACTGACCTAAATAATTTATTAGTTACATTACCTAATTTATCAACTGTAGCATGTACAGGAAATTATCCTGATTTATTAAATAAACCAAGTATACCTTCAGATGTTGGTGATTTAACAGATAATAGTAACCTTATAGGTTCTAGTAATTTTAGTGGAAACTATAACGATTTAACAAATAAACCTGTTATACCCTCAGATATTAATGAATTAAGTGATAATAGCAATTTGTTAGACGTATCTTGGACAGATATAACTAGTAAACCAACATTCTCTGTAGTTGCATGTACAGGTAATTATCCTGATTTATTGAACAAACCTAGTATACCTGCAGATTTGAGTGATTTGACTGATATAGGTAATTTGCTATCAAGCAATACATTCAGTTGTTGTTATGATGATCTTCTTGGCGCTCCAACTGATATAAATGAATTCACAGATAGCAGTGGATTGTTAAACAAGTCTTGGACGGATATAACTAATAAACCAACATTCTCTGTAGTTGCATGTACAGGTAATTATCCTGATTTATTGAACAAACCTAGTATACCTGCAGATTTGAGTGATTTGACTGATAGTACTAATTTATTAGGAAGCTCATTTAGTGGAAATTACAATGATCTAACTAATAAACCAACTATACCAACAGATGTAAATGAGTTAACTGATAACTCAGGATTGTTGCTTGATATTACAGATATAAATAATAGTATTTCTCAAACAACTTTGAATCAATTATTAGATGTAACTGATACTGCAAAACAAAATAATTATATTTTAACTTACAACAGTATTGCTCAACAATGGTTAGCCTGTGAAAGCAATTTTAACAGTTGTTTTACAACAAAAAACACAGATAATTTATCAGAAGGTTTAACAAACTTATATTATACTGATTCTAGGGCAAGGTCAGCATTTTCAGTTTCTTGTTTAGGAGGTATTGGCGAATCTGATTTGTGCTACAATAACACAACAGGTGTTTTTAGCTTTACAGGTCCAAGTGCTTTAGATATAAGATCTCAAATTAGTATATGTAATTTTTCTGGAGACGGAACACTTGCATATACATCTCTAAACGGTGTAATGTGTTTAATTGGGCCAACGGCTACAGATTACAGGTCTGCTTTTTGTGCTGCATCTGATTTAACATATAATGCAAGTACAGGTGAGTTTTCAGTAATAACTTATAAAAGTACTGATTTTGATAATGATTTTGGAAATAAATCTACAACTGATTTATCAGAAGGAAGCAATTTATACTTTACAAATAATAGAGCTAGACAATCAATTTGTGTGACAGGTGCTGGTAGTTATGATCCGTCTACTGGAAGTATTAATATTTGCGGAGGTGTAACTGATGTTAATAGTTTAACTGGTAGTGTTACGTTAGATACTGATAATATAAATGAAGGAAATAACTTATATTTTACAGATGCTAGAGCTAGATTAGCATTTTGTTCTAGTGGAGATATTAATTACGATAACACGACAGGAGAATTTAGTTTAGTATCTTTACAAGATTTTGATAGTTGCTTTGCAGCTAAAAGAACTTGTGATTTAGATGAATGTTTTGATTTATATTATACTCCTCAAAGAGCCAGATTAGCCTTGTGTGGAGGTACTGGAGTTTCTTATAATAATGTTTCGGGAGAATTTAGCATTGGTCAATCCGTCGGAACAACAGATAACGTAACATTTAATAATATCACTTTTACTTCTTTAACAGGTATAATTAATGCAGTAGGAAATGATAAAGAAATTCAATTTAACAATGCAGGAAACTTAGGAAGTAATAGTAATTTATGTTGGGATAATTTAACTAATACGTTATATTCACACAATTTAAACTTATCGGGTACTTGTAACTTTATATCAAGTCCTTATGGAGATTTAGTAGTTTCAAGTACATCGACTACAATAATCAACAACAGTAATATTAGCAGTTTTTTAGTATGTGGCGGAGCTGAATTTTGTAGCCAAGTAATTGCAAATATAACAGGTACAGTATCAGATGTTAGCAATCATAATTCTGATAGTATAGCAGAAGGAAGTACTAATCTATATTTTACAGATGCAAGGGCAAGAAATAGCATATGTGTTAGTGGATCTGGTTCATATGATTCTAATACTGGAGAAATTATTGTTACAGGAGGTGTAACAAGTGTAAATGGATGTTCAGGAGCAGTTTGTCTTTACACGGGAGATATTCCAGAAGGAGTAAATTGTTACTTTACAGAAAGTAGAGCAAGAGCTAGTCTTTGTGGTGCAAATGATGTAAATTACAATTCCACTACAGGAGAAATAAGTGTAGTAACTTATAAAACACAAAATTTCGGTATTGATTTTGCTGCAAAAACTACAACAGACTTGACAGAAGGTAGTAATTTATACTATACTAATAGTAGATCTAGAAACTCAATAAGTGTAACAGGTGCAGGAACATATGATGTTAATACAGGTGTAATAGATATATGTGGTGGAGTTACTAGTGTTAATGGATTAACAGGCGCTATAAATTTAACTACTGACCAAGTTACAGAAGGAGCAAATTTATATTATACTGATAGTAGAGCCAGGACAAGTATTTGCGCTACAGGTGGAGTTTTAAGTTATGATAATCTAACAGGAACATTAGACTTATCTTTTACTGGTACAACATGTTTTGGTACAATAATAGCAGATTATGTTTGTGTTAATTGTGAAATTACATGCCAAGCTTTTGGACCAATGGTTTTTGAAAGTGCAAATGATATTAGGTTTGATGCTACATTACAAACACAGGTAATGAACACTGCATGTGATAGTTTTGTGGTAATGGGTGGTGCTAAAGTTTGTGGTGATTTAACAGTAGATGGAACATTATATGCTAATAATACATGTTTCGCAACGCCAAGTGATCGTAGGCTTAAAACAAATTATTGTAATATTGAAAATAGTTTAGACTTAGTTAAATTAATAAGACCATTATATTTTGATTGGTGCGACACAGGTTGTCATGATATAGGTGTAATTGCTCAAGAATTAAATGCTGTTTTACCTGAAGCGGTAAAAGAAATGCACCATAAAGAATTAGGTTGTGCTTTTGCAGTTGATTATACTAAAATAGTTCCATTATTGACGCAAGCAGTTATCGATTTAACATGTGAAATAAAAGATTTAAAAAGTTGTATTAAAAATTTTATGTAATAAAGGGTAAATGAAACAAACAAATTTATATTGTATACACGGAGGAATAGGCAAGCAAGTAATTTTTACTAGTATGATAGCAAAATTAGCAGCAAGAGATGACAATAAAATTTCAGTAGGAAGTGGATTTCCGGAAGTTTACAAGTATCATCCCCAAGTAGTTAGTAGTCCACAATGGAGCGGAGGAGACCTAAATTCAGATATTGCAGAATATTTTAGTGATATTATTTTTAGAGAACCTTATGTAAGTTCTTATAGTAAGCGAGATAGACATATTTTAGATGAATGGCCACAGATGTTTGGATTAGATCCATTTGAAGATGGAGGTTTGAATATCCAACCTGATTTGTATTTAGGTCAGCAATTTATTGCAGAAGCAAAAACAATGTTTGAGAAGCTAGCTAGTGAATTTATTATGGTTCAGTGGACAGGGGGGCAAGCTGCTCAAAGTGTAAATGCAAACAAACAATATCCTGTTAACAATATGACAGAAGGAAGAAATGTACAAAATTATGCTGATATTTGGCTATCATTAGCAGAAGAGTTTCCTAATTACAAATTTTTGCTATACAGATTACCAAATGAGCCAGTCAGTATTCCTGAAAGTATTTCTAGTAGAGTAGCATACGCAAATACAAATGCATTAACATATGCTGCTATGTTAAAACATGCTAAAACTTTTGTGAGTTTAGATAGTAGCTTACAACATTTTGCAGCCGCAAAACAAATTAATAAGGCTGGTGTAGTAATGTGGGGAACTGTAACAAAAAAAGAAATGATAGGTCACAACATACATCAAAATTTAAAATCTTATAGTGCAACAGAAGTTAAAGTAGAACCCAAAGAGGTAATTGACACTGTAAAAAATATTATTGGTTAGCTTGTTTAGCTAAAATTTTTATACTATTTTCTTTAGTATAGGTATTCATAATAAAATTTATTTTTTTAATAACATGCCGTTTATTTAATATTAATTTTGCATTAGAGTGCATGGGTTCTGGAAAACTTCTGTAATCAATCCATGCATATCCTGCAGATTCGTTATTTGTTAAAATACTAAATTCTTTTCTTACAATCACACAATAGCTTTTATATTCAAATGTATTAGATTTTTTATAAATGTCTAAAATTTTTATATCTAAAATTTGAGGCAGTATTCCTAATTCTTCAGTTAATTCTCTAAATAAAGTATCAAAACTTTTTTCTTTTTTATTAGCTTTACCACCCCAAAACCCCCAAGTTAGAGGATATTTTACAGTATTACTTCTTAATTGTAAGCAAATTCTTTTGGACTCTGCGGCATATATAATACACCCTACAGCTTTTTGCATTATAACCTATATATAAATTCTCCAAAGACCTTCATTATAAATTTTATAAATTGATAACATCCATTCATTACTATATAATTCATACAAATTGTTATCATTTAAGTTTACTACTCTAATGGTATTTTGTAAATTTGTATTTACAGTATTCCATGTTCCATTTGTATATTCAATTATACTATTTTTATCAGCATAGAATCCTCCAACATTCCAATTGTCGCTGAACGGTATTTCTTCTGTAATAATGTATCTTGTTCCTTCTATAGGAAGAGGTATTGTCTGATCTCCAGGATAATTTTGTTTAGGATTTATTATATTGTTGACTGGTTGGATTGTTGGAGGAGGAAATGAATCTTCATTTAAAGTTACATTAAGTAAATTGGGGTCGTTTTCGTTGTAAGTTACAGTTCCTAAAATTTCATTACCATCTATATAGCCATTACTACTAGTTACTAAGTTTAACACACTAATATTATCATTAAGAGATCCATACGCTTTAATAAGAGTATCCCATCTGTATAATTCATTTCCTATGTATTTGCTATTATTTTTATCTATCAAGCTTAATGTATTATCTGTATTAAGTTTAACATTGAAACCTTTTTGTGCTACTATTATATATTCTTGTGGTTGATCGCTTAAAAATAAATTACTTGCTTCCCACTCATCTATCTTGTCCTTATCTAAAGTTTGTAAGTCCATTACAATTGTGTGTATTAAAGTTTGTTTTTTAAGTTTTGCTGGTGGGTTTATAAAAATTTGCATATCAAAACTTAAAGTAGCAATATCTATCACATTTTCTACGCCTTGTGGTATACTTGCACTACTCCAAGTTATTCCTGTGTGTTCTAAATAAGCTAAACGTGACCAGTCTAAAGTATTATCGCTAGAATTTAAATTTAAATAAGGATTGAATAAAATTAATATTTGTTCTATTATTTGTAATTTCTGTTCAGTGTTGCTTGTCCATATGTCCAAGTTCATGGTTAAATCGTAAGGTACAGGTATGTGCCTTTCTAATGAATATGAATTACCTGATTCTTGTTCATATTGTCTAGTATCATAGTTGTATTTTTTTTCTGTAACTTGTACATTTTCTCTGTATGAAGGACTTATTCTTCTATCAGCAGATAAGTTCATAGCAGTTACATACGCAGCCATTATAGGAATAGTAGATATTTTATTTTCTGAGTTTTCCTTAATTATATGTGCTGCTTGCCTACTCAAATCTCCATATCTAACAGGAATTTTTTGATATTTTGGTTTACCAAAATCATCTAATCCAATTTGGCAACTAAAGTTACTAAAAACTCTTATAAACTGTTGTATATATCTTCTAATTTGTTTATCATAAAAATAATTCATTTTTAGGACCTTAATCTTTATTTTTGGGTTCTAACACAGTACTAATTCCTTGCCTTGATTCGAATATTTCATTGTTAACACTGGATTCAGTAGTATTGTTAGTTAAGTCTGATGCAGCTAAAGTCCTATTTACCCAAGTTTTAGGTTCGTTATCATATAACCTAATCCAAATATTATCTCGTCTTTCATAAAGTCTGTTAGGCTTAAAATCAGTTCTTATAAATTTTAGTCCTTGTGTAGGATTAGCAGGAAATGCTGCTCCTGAATCAATTTGTTCTCCATAGTCTAAAACTGGATCCCATTCTCTACTCGTTTTACCACCAACTAAATGTTCACTATCAGGTTGAACATATCCAATTCCTCCAATTGGATCTTGCTTATTTGCCGCTGTGACTACAGCATCACTAATAGCAATTTCTTCATTATACGTACTAATAAGATTTTTTAAACTATCCTCATCTTCAGCAGTTCCTAATATATCGCTAAATTCTTGACTGTCTACTAAGCTACTAATTTTACATCGCCATAAATGAGGCCACCATGTTTGACTGTAACCTTCACTTGCTCTGTTAGCATCTTGAACAATATAAAATTTATTGATTGGAGGAGCATCAGGATCTAGTAAATCTTCATCACGCTGATGTAATAATTCTATTACATCGCCACTCATAATTTTTCTACCTAAAATTCTTATCATATCGTTCAAATGAAATGTTAGATATAATGTATCTGCACTTAAAAACCAACCAAATTGACTTAAATCAAAATCATTATCCTGTACATTATACACACCTCTTATTTCATATACATTATCATCATATTTTCTATCGCGATTTTCTAAAAATAATAAATCCTGAATTACTCTTTCTTTTATATTTTTGTCACTTGTATCTGGATTTTGATAAGTAGGATCGTCAGGTTTGCCTGCACTGGCTGGACCTATGTATTTGTGAATAATAATACCAGTACCACCTACTATAAAATATTCACTTATTTGATTGTCTAAAAATTGATAGTCGAGACTTTTATAGTCTCTCCACATGCTCAATCTAGGCATAGAACTCTCCAATTCTAAATATTTATCAAAAAAAAGTTGACAAGACACTTTATTTTTTGTAAACTAAAAATTGTACTAGACGTTTTTTAACCTCCAATAAATAGTGTTATGGATATTCAAAACATTGCAAATCATTTGAGCACTTATAAAAATATTGACCATGTTTATGTAAGTGATATTAAAAATAATACTTTTAATTATCAAAGACCAGCTAGATATTGCCTTATCTCATATAAATTGAATACATACAGGGGATATTTAGAAGGTCAAGTTTTATCTCGTAACGGCAATCTTGTAAAAAGTTTTAGATATTTGGAATGGAGATATAATAATTTTTTTAACAGTTTTAAAACTGTTTCAGGTAGCAGTGAAATATCTTTAGATGAAGATTTTGATAGATCATTCCAGTGTATGCAAAATGAAGCATTAAAATATAATGCTAAAGAAATTGTGTTTAGAGTAGCAACTAAACAAAAAAATAAACAAATTAACTACAGTTTTGTTATTTGTGAACTACCACATAGTGAAGAACATATTATTGAAAGAAAAAAAGAGCAATATATCTATCAAAAGATGCAAATAGAACATTATAATAAAGCACTGAATTGGATAGACAAAAAAGACAGTGATGTATATCAGTCACACGAAGAGCATTGTAAAGAAGCAAAAAAAGTACATAGTGAAAAAGCAAAAAAATTAGGAAATCAGTTAGGTATTCACGTTTTTGGTATATAAAGGAAAAATGAATCAAACAAGAATTACAGCACATAGGTATCATGATTTTTCAACAGGACATAGAGTATATCAGCATGAGAGCAAATGCGCTCATCTCCACGGACACAATTACCGCATACACTTTTATTGTGACGCACCTACTTTGGACAATATTGGAAGGGTAATTGATTTTTCGGATATTAAAACATATTTGTGTAATTGGCTAGAAGATAATTGGGATCACAAATTTTTGGTTTGGGAGAAAGACCCCTGGAGTGTGATCCTAAAAGAAACTGATCCTGAAGGTACAGTTGTTGTGGGGTTCAATCCTACAGCAGAAAACATGGGTCAATATTTGCTAGATGTTGTTGGACCCCAACAATTGAAAGACAGTCCAGTAACTCTTTACAAAGTCATAATAGAAGAAACACGTAAATGTTCAGCTACTGTGGAAAGATTTTCCTAGTATGTAAATAAATATGTTTAATATTATAGGAATACAATCAATGGAAAATACTACAAAGCATATACGCAATATGCTCACCATTTTAAATGAAAATATTGCAGAAAATCAATATAGTGGAGATGGTTTTAATTCTAGAGAAGAATATCTGGAGTTACTTGCTGATGAATATGACTTACCATTAAAAACTGTTTTACGGGTTGCTGAGATGTTGGGACCTGAAGAAGATTTTGACCAACTGCCTGTAGAGCTTCATAGCATTAGAGAATTAGGAAAATATTCAATCTAAAAAAAAATTGTTGACTTTTTGAATCTATCTGCTATACTATTATCATAGTAAGCAATTAGCTTACGTTTTTCCAAATCCTACAAGGAGACAGCATGTCACTAGAACAAGCACTTGCAAGCTACATGGAAAACATTAAAGCTGATTACAATCGCTGGATGTATGTAGATCGTTCTAAGACATCGAGTGATACTGTAAGATCTAGGATGGTAGAAGAATTTAATAATGATTTGTCATACACTGTGGGTAAGAAGTATATCAAGGTTGTTGTAGGTACTAGGGTGCATAGTTTTATAGTAGCAGGTGACAATGACAAAAAATTCCGCAAAGGAGATATTTTAATGGCTGCAAGTTGGGCAGCACCTGCAAAAAACAAAGCTCGAGGTAACTTATTTGAAAATTATAAAATTAGCTGGACAGGAGCAGAATATTTAAATTAAATATTTGACTTGGTCGCTTAGGACACTAAGCGACAAGCAGAGCTGGCATAAAGGATTCATTCTGCGTGTAGTTCAGTCTGGTAGAACGCTACTTTTGGGAAGTAGAGGTCGTTGGTTCGAGTCCAGCCACGCAGACCATTACGGGGGATTAGCTCAGCTGGGAGAGCGCTTGATTTGCATTCAAGAGGTCAGCAGTTCGATCCTGCTATCCTCCACCACAACGCCAACTAGGAGCGGGTAAAGATGATTTACAAAAAAGGAATGATAGCAATTTGCCGCAAGACTGGACGACGATACGATCCAATGGTAGAGCTCTATCGCCTGCTCGAGCAGAACAAAGAAATCTTCATTCGTATGAAAAATCTATAAAAAAAAGGTTGACTTTTCTCTCAGAGGTTGTATACTATTAAGACACTGAGCGAATAGCTCCACTCCGCCCACTCCACACTAGGAGATCACATGCCACAGTCAGTTTACCACATCCAATTACAAGAGATCCAAGAAGAGATTGATCTGCTGAACGAAGCCTGCACTAGGCCAGAAGAAGACGAGTTCCAGATCATGCGTTGGCGAGATCGTATCTTTGATCTGGAGCAAGAGCAGATCTTGCTTGAGCAGCGACAGGCAGAGTTGGATCAGATGGATCAAGACTACATTGAATTTGTTTAAAAAAGGTTGACTTTTTCTTCAAAGGTTGTATAATATTATTATCAGTTAGGCAATAGCAACACACACAGGAGACAATATGTCACTTAGCAAAGTAATTGCAGCGATTAACAAGAATTTAGTTGAGGCAAAAACAGTACAGATTGATCCTAGCTATTTAACAGTAGGTGATAGTATACAAATATGCAAGTATATCAACCTACAGCTTGAATATACTACCCAGCCTGATACTAAAAAAGGTTTTCATAAAGCTTTGGTAGCTTTAGACAAAAAAGGATTCCGTATTCCTGCTAAAGCATGTCCAGTAATTGCAAAGAATTTTCCTGAAATTGTTTCTAGATAATACTAGGAGTAAGTATGAGTAAACTAACCAAGGAAATGTTGCTAACAGTTCCCGGTACTCCGTATTGGTGCGGAGCCCAAGACAAGCTAAACAAAAAGAAACCTAAACCGCATTGGATGGCTAGCATATGTGCAGGGTCCAATAAAATTATTCCAAAGAGCAGAATGATGGATGTTGAGATTGAAGCATATATGTTAGGTTATAATGAAACAGGAGATCAATGAAAAATTATGCTATTATTCAGTATTTGATGGCTAGCTTTACCAAAAAGATTTTAGATCAAAATGTTCCTAATTTTAAAGAACCTCAGCTGATTGAGGACAGTGCTAAGGAGTTAGCACTTGAACTTTCTTACCATGCAACAAAGGAGGAAATTACAGATGTATTAGGTGATTTACTTGACTTATTTGTCAATTATTGTAAGAATGAAACACGTGATATAAGTGTAATGCGTAGGTTAACTACTGCAACTTTGTTTAACTATTCAATTTAAAGGTAAATAATGAGCAAGCGAGAACTACAAAACCAAGTAATGGAACTTGAGATTGATATTTGCTATTTGCAACGGCATATGGATTTTTTTCCAAATGCATTTGATACATACAAAGAAATTGAGTATCTACAAACACAACGGCAAAAACTAGTTAATAAGAAAGGGTAACAATATGGCACGAGCAAAAACCAATTTGTTAAAGGCTGCTCCTAAAACAAAAAGAAAAGCAAGGCAAACAGTTTCAGATATTGAATTTGGAACTGAACCAAGTTGGGAGAATGTTAAAGATTCTGACTCCCAAATGCTACGAGCTTATGCTTATTATGCTCGTGCCGGAAATACCAAAAAAGCAAAAGAGTTTGTTATTGATTTTATGAAAGAAAATGCTGAATATACAACAGAGGATGTGCGATGTTTTAGAGCAGTTCCTGATTCAGAGATCAATCGTAGCACTTGTTACATGTCAAGAATGATTACCTTAGGTGCAAAGCTAGAAGACAAGTACACAGAGCGTCTACACAAGTATATTAGTAGTATGGTAACTTTAGGAAAGAAGATCAAGGCTGACAAAGCAGAAACAGATTCTCCTACTACTAGTGTTTATGATAGAGTTAAAGATCAGTCCAACGAAGTTATTGCAGAATTTGAGCATTTGAGAGACTATTTTTTCCTAAAACCTAGAGCCTTTGGTTTGGTAATGGCTAAAAGGAATTGTTTAGCTATTTTAAAGGAATATGAGGTTAGCCAAGCTCATGCAAGAGTTGTAAAAAAAGAATATGAATCTGTACTTTCTGAAATTCAACAAGTAATTGCAGGTACTGATCCTGATTTGAATGAAGGATATAGTTGCTATACCAAAAAGCAAATGAAGGATTATTCTGTATTCCTCCAAGACATTATTGATGCATGTGATATTGTAATTGGGGAAAGTGTACAACAGCGTAAGCCTAGAAAGAAAAAGCCTGTGTCTGTGGACAAAAAGGTTGCAAAAGTCAAATATGCTGTAAGTGATCCTACAGTTGGATTAGTGGGAGAAAAACCTGTAAATATAGTAGGAGCAGGTGTTGCGTTTGTTTATAATAAAAAAACAAGAAAGTTGGGAGTTTATATTGCACAAGATGACAGTGGTTTGGATGTAAAAGGAACCAAAATTCTAAATTATGATGAGCAGACAAGCCAAGCAAAAACCCTACGCAAACCCAAGGAACAGTTAAAAAATATTTCTAGTGCTAGGACTAAAGCATTAAAATATTTTGAAAATGAAGTTAAAACTACAAATGTTTCGTTAAATGGATCTATGAGTGATCAAATTGTTATTGTTAAAACATATAAATAGCACACCTTACTAGTTTATATAAATATTATAAACTAGTTTGGAGATAGTTATGGATTCAACAGATATTAGAAATTTATTAAATCAAATTAATATACAAGAAACAGAAGAAGAGATAGAAGAAGAAAAAGAAGATTTAGAGGAACAAGAGTTATCTGAAGAAGAACATATCAAAAACAATATTCGGTCTATGGTAGAAGATAGTCAAACTATAGACGATCTTGTAAGTAAAGTTTATGAAATGTTTAATAGTTCTTTGACTGAAAATGATGATGAATTTAATTCAAGGTTCCATCAGTTAATAAATAGTCCAGCTTTCAGGAAAAGTTTTAATCAATTACCTACACAAAAAGACAAAAATGATTTTATGATGGCGCAAAAACAAAAGTTTAGGCAAAAATATGATCAAAGTTTTCAAAAAAATATGCAAAAGTCAGTAAGTCCTAATAAGTTTACACAGCCAGCATCTACAGGAAGTCCTAGACAGGATATGTGGATGAACCAAGAAACTGATGATGCTAATAAAAGAGGAAAGGGAAGAATAGTTAGACCTGGTTTAGGTTCTAATAAATTGTAAAATGAAAAATTTAATTTTTGTATGCACGGGAATTGATATTAAATCTATATTTTATAGCAAAGAATATATTGATTGGTGTAGCTCAAAAAATTTATCTCTGTCAGATAATTTTTATTACGAAAATTTTAATGTCAATAATCATAATACAAATTATACAGTTATAAGTAATGTATATAACGATCTACAACCTGATACATGTGAATATAATAT